ACGGCGGCGGTTCACTCGTGGTGGATTGTGGATAGCCAAGAAGAATGGTAAGTCTACACTCTCCAGTGGCCTAGCCCTTTACCACTTAATGAAAGACGGCGAAGCAGGCCCAGAAGTCTACACAGCGGCGGGCGACCGCCAACAAGCCAGCATCATCTACGACGAAGCAAGCCGCATGGCTAAGGCGTGCGCACCGATGGCGGACCGCCTGCGCTTTGTCAACTCCAAGAAAATGATTCTATACCCGGCGAACGCTGGTAAGTTTGCGGCACTCTCCGCAGAAGCCACGCTGCACGAGGGCATTAATGCAAGCCTAATTCTCTTCGACGAATTGCATGTTCAGAAAACCCGCGTGCTGTGGGATACGCTTGCAGGTTCGCAGATTGCGCGTGAGCAGCCGCTATTCCTAAGCATGTCAACGGCTGGCGTCTATGACCCGCTGTGTATCGGTTGGGAGGAATGGCAACGCGGCCAACAGATTCGTGAAGGTTCCGCCTTTGACCCGTCATTCTTCAGCTTGTGCTACACGGCTGGCGAAAAGGCAGACGCGAACGACGAACAATCATGGGTGCGCGCCAACCCGTCGATTAACCAGACGGTATACGCAGAGCACATTAAAGAGATTCACCTAGCCGCGCAAATTAACAGCGCGAAGATAGACCAATTCAAGCGATACCACCTAAACATATGGGTGCGCGGGTTCAATCGCTGGATGGATATGACCCGCTGGAATTCACAGGCCCGCAAGTATTCCGAGCTTGACCTACTTGGAAAGCGTTGCTATGGCGGCTTGGACCTTGCCAGCACAAACGACATGAACGCGCTAGTGCTTTTGTTCCCCGGCGAAAAGTGGCGCATCCTGTCTTACTTCTGGCTGCCGGGCGAAAACATCAACGAGCTTCAAGAGCAGCACGGCGCGCCTTACAATGAATGGGCCGATGAAAACCTACTCCAACTAACAGACGGTGTGCGCTGTAATTATCAAGAAGTGCGCCAACATATACTTGCGCTTGCTGATAAGTTTGACATCGAGGAAATTCGTTTCGACCCTTACAACGCAAGCAACCTTGTGTCAGACTTGGCGAACGATGGCATCGTGATGGTTGAGCAATCGCAAGGCAAGCGCAGCTTATCGCCGCCAACTAAAAGCCTAGAGATTGCAATCATGGGCGGAGACATTGAACACAACGCGCATCCGATTATGGATTGGATGATGGGTAACGTCCAAGTGACCTATGACCTAGACCAAAATATCAAGATGGTCAAAGCATTCAGAAACATTAAGTATAAGATTGACGGACCGGTCGCGCTCGTTATGGCGTGGGCAGGTGCGACAAGTGAAGACAACTACTATTCAGGCGACAACGTAGGAGTAATTGTGATATGAGCAAATCCCAAGCTATTGAAGTTTTGCCGCGCTGCGACAAGTGCGGAAGTCCGTCAATGAAATGCTACGGCAACATCGCGGGCGCGGTGAGGTATCGCATTTGCACAGTCTGCGCCAACCGCCAGAAGTTTCGTATCGAGTATTGTGACGCGGTAACAATCACCCGCCGTGATAAATAAATTCCAGATTGAATAATGCGGGGATTGTAGACTGCGCCGGATAATGCCACTATTCCGGCATGAGCACAGCACAAGAATCATTTGCCGCAAAAGTAGTCCAACTCCGAGCTTACGATAAAAGCCGCGAAGTGGAATCCCGTTCCGCGCATCCGAGTAATGAGGCGGAAATGATGCGGATACTACTTGGCACGAATTGCAAGAACGGCATTACCGTCAATGAGTATTCTGCCCTTGCATCGCCTGCGGTGCTTGCGGCTGTGACCAATATTCAACAAACTATTGCAATGCTTCCTTGCAATGTGTACCGGCGCAATGATGACGGTAGCAAGGTGCGCGAAGCTAATCACCCGATTGAGCAAGTTTTTAAGCGCGAATGGAACGCTGTACAGACGGCTTATGATGGCAAGTGTGTATTTCTCGCCAACCTGATTCTACGCGGACGCGCCTATGCCCAGCAAGTGCGCACGGTTGGCGGTGCGCTTTCTGAGCTTTGGAACCTGTCCGCAAATAGAGTAGAAGTCACGCGCAAAGAGCGTGAACTAATATTCGAGATTAAGCAGGACGACAACCAAAAGAAGCCCATCCCGCGTGACGAAATATTCTACGTCAACGGCTTTAGGCTTGAAGGATGGGAAGGATTATCCCCTGTCCAGCTTGCAGACCGTGTAATTGGCATCGGTCTAGCCCTCGACTACTTCAAGCGCACATTCTTTCAGAGTGGCGGTAATATGCGGATGGCGTTGGAGTTTCCCGGCAGACTGCGCCCCGATGATGTAACCCGCATTAAAGATAATTGGGGTGTTCTCTACGCCAACGATACCGACCCTTCCCGCGTGGCAGTATTGGAGAATGGCGCGACTGCAAAGGTAATCGGCGTATCACCAGACCAAATGCAGATGACCGAGGCGAATATCAGCCACGTGCAGGATGTAGCCCGTGTGTTTAATATCACGCCGGGCCGCGTCCACGAGCACAGCAATTCAACGCTGACTAATGTGGAGCATCAAGCTATCGAGTACGTGCAATACACAGTCGGCCCGATAGTCACGAATATTGAAGCGGCTATCAATATGCAGTTATTCACGGCAGCAGAAAAGGCGCAAGGATATTTCGCAGAGTTCAACATGGAAGGACTTCTGCGAGGCGATACGCAATCGCGCTTTACGGCTTATGGTCAAGCAATCAAAGACGGCTGGATGACACGCAACGAAGTGCGGTCCCGTGAGAACCTAGATTCAATCGAAGGCCTTGACCTGCCGCTTATGCCTTTGAATATGACGCCGGTTAATGAAGATGGCACTGTAGACAATAACGACAGCAGCATGGACGCTGAAGGCACTATCTAGTTTTCCAGATTGAATAACGCAAGCGTTTACATTCCATGCAGTAAATGCGATAAAGGCGAGTATGACTAAGCAACACATATATTGCGATGCAGAATTCCGCGCCGACAATACCGGCGATGGTGTGATGCGTCTGTCTGGATACGCGGCGGTCTTCAATAGCGAAACCGTTATAGGCGGCATGTTCCGCGAAGTAGTAAAGCCGGGTGCATTCAAGAAGACCATCAAAGACAAAGCTGATGTTCGCGCACTGTTCAATCACGATAGAAACATCGTTCTAGGTCGCACTAAGAACGGCACGCTTGCACTTGCTGAAGATGACAAAGGCTTGCGCATTGATATTGAACTGCCAGACACGCAGCAAGCCAAAGATTTATACCGACAGATTGAACGCGGCGATATTGACCAAATGAGTTTTGGATTTAACGTGGTTAAAGACTCATGGACCCGCGCATCTAACGATTCTGAATTACCTCTCCGCGAATTGCGAGAGTTGCGACTTTTCGACGTATCGCCGGTTACCTTTCCGGCATACGCAACAACTGAAATACAGGCCCGTAGCCTTGTTGAATCGGCTGGCGTTTTGCAGTCCGAAAGCACTCCAGAGCCGGGGGCGGAGATACCGCTTAACCACTCAATTGAGCCGCAAGTTGACCCGCACACCGAGCGAGCCGCGAAACTGATTGAACTGGAAACCGAACTATTGGAGATAGACGCATGACTATCAAGGAACTGAATGAGAAGCGGGCGGCACTAGTTGCGCAGTCCCGCGCAATTCTGGAGCGCGCCAACACTGAAGGCCGCGCCATGAGTGACGAGGAAAAGGCCAATGATACGCGCATCTGGAATGACATCCAGAGCTTGCGCGAACAGGCCGACCGACTGAAGAGCATCGAAGCCGAGGAAGCTATTTCCAATCAGCGCAGTGCCGAGCCTGTTGTGGCTGACACGCCTGCCGCTACCGGCAAGCCCGCGAATCTTCGCGCAAGCGAAGAGTACCGCACCGCCTTTACCGACTACCTCAAGACCGGCATCATGAATCACGCTGAAGCGCGTGCCGTGCTTCAGGCTGACAGCGACACGGGCGGCGGGTACTTCCTGCCGGAACAGATGACTAGCAACATTATTCAGGCTCTGGATAATCAGCTTTTCTTCCGTGGCCTTGCTACGGTGATTCAGGTCAACGGCAGCAATTCCGTTGGCGCGGTTGCGCTTGACGCTGACCCGTCCGACGCGGAATGGACCGGCGAAATCTCCAGCACCTCGCTTGACACCACGATGGCTTTTGGTAAGCGCGAACTTAACCCGCGCCTGATTGCCAAGCGCATCAAGATTTCGCAGAAGCTGCTGCGCAACCTGCCGAGCATCGAGTCTTTCGTGCAGTCCCGCCTTGCTTACAAGCTGGCTGTGCCGCAGGAGAACGCTTTCCTGAATGGCACCGGCGCGAATCAGCCGCTTGGCGTGTTCACGGCTTCCGATAATGGCATTCCGGCGTCCGCCACTTATGACATTTCGACCGACAACACATCGTCTGCAATCACGGCTGACGGCTTGAAGAATGCGAAGTATGCACTCCCGGCGCAGTATCGCCGTGGCGCATCTTGGTTGTATCACCGTGACGCCATCAAGATGATTTCCAAGCTGACCGACGGCCTTGGCGGCTACCTGTGGCAGTCCGGCATTGCGGCTGGCGACCCTGACCGCTTGCTTGGCCTTCCGGTGTACGAGTCGGAATACGTGCCCAACACGTTCACCACCGGCCAGTACGTGGGCATCCTCGGCGACTTCAAGCAGTACTACATTGCTGAGTCCCTTGGAATGAGCGTCCAGCGTCTCACGGAACTCTACGCCGAAACCTCTCAGGTTGGCTACATCATCCGCGCTGAAGTTGACGGTATGCCTGCCCTCCCCGCCGCTTTCCGTCGCGTAAAGCTTGGTTAACCCCACAACAGAAAAGGAATAGAAGCAATGAATCAGC